CCACCTCCTCCGCCACCCCCTATTATGCCTAACTCCGATTTATTTTCAAACATGGATAAAAATATGATTGTTATAGCTTTTGCTGTATTTTTATTGGGCTTTTTCATGGGGAAAACCATGCAGCCAGTGATCCTCAGATACACTTGAGTAACCAGTAAAATTACCTAGATCACCAAGCTTATCTTCTGTGAAATACGCACGACTCACTATAACAGGATCCTTTAAGTTTTCCTCCATAACCTCTGTTGCTGAAATATATTCTACGTTATTATCATCCATTTTCTTTTTTTGGGAACTTGAATTTTTCATAAAAAAGAAAATAGTCACACTGATTACGACAATGAAAATTGTAATGAATGCAATTATCATTTAAATTATATTTAGATTAAAAATTTAGGCTGAAGAAACTTCTTCCTCACCATCTTCCTTCGTTTCTTCGATCTTGGCTTCGGTAGACGATTCTTGAGATTCTACGATTTCGCCTTCTTCGACTTCGGCTTCGGCTTCGGCTTCGGCTTCGGCTTCCCGTTGAAGGCGTCGTTCTTCGATTTCCTTCTTAACAATTTCATCGGCACGCTTGACGAGTTCTTCCATGGGCGTATCCGGTTCTTCCTTTTGGAGACGTTCCAAGACTTCGGCCGGGTGGCTAATCGGTGCTTCATCCGGCTTCGTGTAATACTTGGAGTTTTCGTCACCCGGTCGCAAATACGACTTGGCGTCCATCATTTCCTTCTTGCGATCTTCAAACATACGCACAGCCATTTGTTGAGATTCTCTATAACCAGTCATAATCTCTTCGAGCTTTTCATTTTGATAATGCACATCTTCAATAACAGTTGGATCCGGTGGAATGAGTAACCACTTATACATGTCGACGACGTAGATATCAAAAGTGGAGTCTTCTCTTTGAAGACGCTTAGCGTGATTGGCTGCCTCATCACGGGTAGCAAAAGTTCCACGAATCTTGATTCCAAACTTGTCATTCTTTTGCGGACATTCCGGTCCAACAACAGACAAACAAGCGAAGAGTTGACCCGGGACGGTAGTGTAATCTTGTTCAAGAGAAGCCATTATTTATACGAATATATATCTTCAAAACTTTAAGCTATTACAACTTAGGTTTATATTTCAAGTAAGTCAACTGTGTAAAGCTAAAAAACGTATAAAAAACATGGAAGAGATTCGTCGAAATCATAATGATGCTAAGAGACAACTCATACAGAGTGTAACAAAAGAATGGCATCAGATTTTAGATGTTGGGTGTGGTTTTGGCGGAGACCTCCAAAAATGGAGGTCATGTGGATGCAGGATAAACATGTGTGATCCAAATTCAGAATCTCTTAAAGAAGCGAAGAGGCGCGCGGAAAATATGCATATGAGCGTAAATTTTTACGAGGGTGATATACATAACTGCCCCAAAAGAAAATTTGATATTATATGTTATAATTTTTCACTTCATTATATATTTCAAACTCGTGATTTATTTTTCAATTCGTTAGCTGCTATAAAAGCTAGAATGAAACCCGGTGGTAAACTTATCGGTATTATTCCGGATTCTGAGCAAATTATGTTCAAGACTCCGATGGAAGATGAAATGGGTAATTTTTTTATCACCAAGCAAAAGGCAAATGGCGGCTTTGGTGAAAAGTTGTTTGTATATCTAACAGATACGCCATATTATGCGGACGATGCAAAGTCCGAACCAATTGCTTTCAAAGATTTACTCATAACATATCTAGAAGATATGGGTTTTAGTTTGGAACTATGGCAAGGTCTTACCGGAAACAAAATTTCTGAGATGTATAGTAAATTTATCTTTGTATATAAGAGATGATATTAGCAGTCTTGTTGGTTGTGATAAATATAGTCATATTATCTTACACCCGTGAACCAGAAGAGTTATTAGTCGTAAAGGAAAAGTATAAGATTCTCAGGGAACATCTGTCTACACTTGATGCCCCGGAGTTTGATTCTATTAAAAGACGTATATTATTGAGTGGTTATTACAGACCCGTGGATGGTACAGTTGGATATAACACAAATAAAGGCGCCGAAATAGGAATATGTTTATCCGGTACACCAAATGAAATATTCCACGTTCTTTTACACGAACTCGCACATTGCACGGTTTCGGAATACGACCATTCGGAACAATTTTGGAAAAACTACGAAAAACTGAGAAACATAGCTGTAAAACTCAATGTCTATGAACAAATTAGTACAAAGACCGGTTTCTGTGGCAAACACATCCAGGATAAATAATATTTACATACTCTAAATGAAAACACCAGTCAGTGCTGTTATTATGGTCATCTTTTATTGGCTAGTAATATACGGTCTTACTATAGTTCCGCATGTGTTTAAGAACTATAACCTCAATCTTCTTTGGTTGACTGTTGTCATTCCGAACGTTATGCGCTTGATTGTGGGTAGTATCCCCCGTTTAGCCGTCGATCGTATATTCTTTTTCTCAGCGAGTCTCATCGCTTTGATAGTTACATTTGTGGTAAACAGTATTTGGGGTGAGAGTAAAAAGGCGGTCGAGGAATACGGAAGTGACAGAAGAAAGACACTTAAGTTGAGTATCTTGCTCATGTCGGCTTTTGCCATAGGAGCTCTTTTGACCTATTTTTCTGGAATTGATAATTCGATTTACAGTAATATGGGTTGGGAAAGTGATCAGTCCTTGACGATGTAATTCTTTGTAAAATAGAACACAGCCGCGGCAACCAAACCCGTGGAAGCCAAACCAACCATGCTTCTGCTCCCTTGTTCGTTAAGGAACTTAGGAACAGAGGTCACAAGTTTATCTTGGACAGGTTTACTGACAGCGACGGCTGCACAAGCGGCGACAAGCAAAGAAGTCATTTGATCGTCTGTCAAGTTGAACGGATTCTTATTTTCGGTACTATTGTTAGTCGGTTGTTGGTAAGCACCCTGGGGCTGCGCCGCAACCATTTGCGGCATGACTCCTTGCGTTCTGGGTTGTGCAGACATCATGGGCGGTTCCATCATACCCATTTCGCCAGCACCATTGTCAATCATAATGTCCGATATCGGCGTAGAGTCCATCGTTTCTTTATGTTGACTTATATTTTTTTCATCTCGAATTAACTGCGTCGGTGGCGGGGGGTGTGGATTGGTGTTTTCTTGCACAAAACTCGTGGACGGGTTAACCGGGACCATACCATCGTTGTTTTCTGATAAATTCATAGTGACGACGGGGTTCGACATTTAATATACAACTAGTTTTTTGAAAGTTGTGTGAAACGCAAATGATTTGTCCTGAATTACTTCTTTTTTATGACATTAATAGATGTTTTCCTATTAGCTTTCTTAGCGTCGTCTTCCTTTTGTGATATATACTTAGGGTTATACATCTTCTTATGAAGATTCCAAAGCTCCGGGCTACCAACCTTAAAATTCTTGCGAACGGTTGCTTTATACCAAAACACACAATCCTGTATCTTGTTAGATTTTACTGTGTTATCTAACACGAGACACTCATAGTTTTCTGTGCACGCATCCATTACCTTACAAAACATATCAAACGTTGGAAAGATACCGAAAAACGACTTATAGAGTTTTTCTCTATTTTGTATGATATTTTCTCTGAGTATAAATACATAATCCACATTGGCACGCAATGCTGGTGGAAGGTCCATCACATACTGCATCGTCAACATGAAAAAGATCTTCCAGTGACGCCCGTTCATAAAGCATTGCCGGATACACGTATCCTTTAAGAATTTAGAATCATACATGCAGTCATCTAAAAGCATAAAAGCTCCGCAGTTTGACTTTCCAGCTCCCACCAATTTGCGCTGCCTGGACATTACACGTTCTATGGCTTCCCTGTCGTAATCACCATATACGAACAAGTCGGGTATGAATTCTGAATAAAAATGATTCCCTTCCTCTGTACCAGACAAAACAATACCAGCCGGTAAATGTTTTTTATGATACATGACGTCTTTCACTAAAGTAGATTTACCAGTGTTACGTTTCCCTATAAAAACACACACACGATCATCAGACATCGTTTCTGGTTTGAATTTTCTTAGTTGAAGATTCATCCTTCTAATGTATGTGCCCTGTTTTATTTCGTAAAATTTTACTCATATACATTAGAGATGTCAGGTCGTTTGAACTTGGCTGTCAGAGGGATCCAGGACCATTGGCTCACTGGCGAACCACAGTTTTCGTACTTCCTGATGAATTTTAAAAGACACACAAAGTTTTCTGTAGAACAAATCGAAACACCATTTGATGGAAAACTTGGTTTTGGACGCGAACTTGATTGTAGAATACCTCACAATAAAGGTGATTTGGTTAAGAACATGACTCTTAAGATTACCCTAACAGATCCCGGACCAGAAAGCGTTGGTGTAAATCAATTGGCGTACGTACCATCAATCTGCACAGAGTTAATCGAGTACGTAGACCTTTTAATAGGTGGTCAAACAGTAGAAAGACTCACAGGAGAGTATATTTACATGCATCAACAATTGCATAACTCTGATGACGACGTCTACCAGTCTCTTTACTTTTTGAATGGTCATGGTGGTTTTCTTTCATATCAAGGAAGTTATACCTATTTTATAGATCTTCCGTTCTATTTTTATCGTCACCCAAGCTTAGCTATTCCTATGTGTGCTCTTACTAAACAGTTGGTAGAAGTGAGACTTAAACTTAGAAACGAAAATGAAGTCGTATGGTCTTACCCATACGAAACACCGGGTTCTATAGTTAAAAATTTATCACTCGATACAGAATTTGTTTTTCTTACACCTGATGAAAAGAACTACCTGCTATCAAACCCAATAGAGCACGTGATCACACAAGTGCAGATGTCACAGGTGAATATGAAAGACGGAGAAACCAAAAAATCCGTGATGCTTAACTTTAGACACCCTGTCCGTGAACTATTTTTTGTCACACAAGCGGATGCAGTCAAAAATTTAAACAACTCTCTCATATTTGAAGATATAACAAGGTTAGAACTTAAACTAAATAATCAAACTGTATTTGATATAGATGATTTATTTATGAACTTTGTTCAAACATATAAAAACTATGTAAATGTTCCGTACATTACAGCAGCAACTAATTACCTGGGTAGTACTACAACTCTGTGGTCCAAATTCGGGGCTTATTCCTTTTCAGAAAAACCACATGTGTATTATCCAACTGGCCAAATAAATATGAGTAGAATAAGTCATAAACTCCTAAATATAGAAATAAGTCCTTATTATTCAGGTGATAATAAATTCAGAATTTATGCAGTAAATTACAATGTTCTTCGTTTTGAAAGCGGGTTGGCTGGTTTAAAATTTTAGATCTATATATTAGTAATGGCTGGTTTGGTGCAATTAGAGGCGACCGGTCTTCAAGATAAGTATTTCACGGATGATCCAGAGTATACTTATTTTATAAAAAATTTCAAGAGACATACAAATTATTCTAAAAGTTTTATCGATATAGATCCATCAGGTGACGTTGATTTTGGTCAGATTGCACGATTTACTATACCACCAAACATAGGAGACCTTATAAAGACTATATCTGTGAAAATGACACTACCCGCCATATCATCTGGAATATGTTACGTTGAATCGATTGGTCATGCATTGATAGAAAGAGTTGATCTTTTGATAGGTGGAGAAGTCATACAATCTATACCAAGCGATTATTTACAGATATACTCCGAACAAAACGTTACACAAACAAAACAATGGGCGCTTAACAACATGATTGGCAAATATCCCAATAAGCGGGCGGCAGGTGTAAGAAATTCTAATTATAGTATCATTTCTTCTCTCGGTTCGGCTACGAGCGATAGAAAGTGTTTTGTAGATATTCCATTCTACTTTTTTAACAATACTGAACTATCTTTACCCTTGTGTGCCATAACCAAACAAGAAGTTGAAGTTGAAATAAAGTTGAGAGATCTCAGTGATTTGTTAGTTGATACAAGTGGTTTTCTTGTCACAACCCCGATCAATAAATCAATAAAAGATTTTAAATTGAATTGTGAGATTGTCTTTTTAGACAATGAAGAGAGAAATATGATTAGAAATAGAAAAATAGACTACACAATAACACAGATTCAACAAAATATATTTTCAATACCACTTGGAACAAATCAATTTAAATGCAAAACATCGTTTATAAATCCTGTGAAGGAGATGTATTTCATAATTCAAAGAGAAAACAAGAAAACGGCATCTGATTTTGTTTATCCATTTGATTATGATAATCTTAGTTTTTCACAAAACAATAAAATGATTTTATATGAACAATTAAAACATTTAACTTTACATCTTAACACAGAAGAAGTTATAAATGAAACTACTGGTAACTATATATTTTTAAAAGCTGTACAATCCACCATTCATCATTCAAGATGTCAACTCATGAGACGGTTTTACTCATACAGCTTTGCTCTTGAACCAGAAAAACATTACCCAACTGGTCAGTTAAACTTTAGCCTTGTAAAAGATCAAATTATAAACCTAAGTTTGAATGAATCGGCAATACATTCAAGAGAATTCAGAGTTTGCGCTCTCAGTTACAATATTTTACGTGTAAGCGAGGGATTTGCCAAAACTATTTTTAACAGTTGAATATAATATGATGAAAACAGGTTTTGGTGAAAGTACGGGAGACTTCGAGAATCAAATGATGCAGAGCGCCATTGGTATAATTCAACCCGTTCTTGAAATGGGGATGGTACTCGCAGGAAAGTACGCACACGCATGTGGTCGAGACACGATTTTATCAAAAGATGTGGAATATGCAATGAAGTACTGTGTCATGCACACAGTCGGTCAAAAAATTGGGACACATTTTCCAGATCTATACGACGAAGAAGATACAGATTCAGACGAAGACGATATAGAAGTCGTCGAAGAATCTGATGAAATGTTCGAAAGATATTCGGGTGAAGATGAAACTTTTCTTAAAATAAACGAAGCCTACGACACTTGGGATCAGTGGTCTCCAACCAATCCGACAGAAGAGATGTTAAAAAATGCTATTAATAGTAATGGACTCATCTGATCCACAAGGATGGTCGACCACCGAATATAAGTTTATTATACAGGATGGCGACGATGACGACAGTAGTTCTAGTGATGGTTATTAATCAGATGAACAAATAATAAATTTTGATAAATCATATAAAAATAAAACAAAATATAAAAAGATTTTAACAGAAGAAGAATTGTTACCTGAATAATTTTCTACTTATATTATATAAAAATGCCCGAAATTCTTTCTGACCCGTCTAAGACTATCACTCTTGTGACACAGGAACTCGAAACCCAATCCCTCAATGCGATTGTTGCTGGTTTCAGCTTCGCTGCGGCCCTCAGCTGGAATGACCTCGCTCGTTGGATCATTCAACAATTCGTGAAGACGTCCAAGAACGGTGGTATGCAATACCTCCTCACGGCGATCTTGACCACACTCCTTTCGATTGTGTTCTTCCTCGTGATTTCTCGCTTGTCTAAGCGTGTTTCCAAGCCGGTTCAACCGATCTATGCGGTCACTCGCTAAGTTTCCTTGGACGCATCAACATTAATAGTAATGTACCAACTACAACTATGGTAGCTATATACATATACTCTTTCCATTTATAAGGATTCTCAATTTCGGGAATGCTTATTGGTGGTGG